GCTTGTGAAGGCATTACAGACCCCCAACAGTGTTATCAGTAGATACATCAAAGTTAATGAGTCTTGTGTTGATACGTCCAGAGCTAGTAGTGATAACTATCTTGACTTGCTGCCATGAGCCTAGCGCATTCTTATTCAATGCCTGGACCCGATAATATACATTCTCTGCATCTGAGCTATCGGAAGTTACTTCCAGTGCTGCATCCCACGATATTTCATAACCTGAGATCTCATCACCGCGCAGGAAGTTGGAGAAGTTTTCAGTGTAATCATTAATATCACCCTCAACTAACCCATTAGTCTCACACTCATTAGGAGCCTGCTTATCAGGTCTTTGATATCGTCTAAAGTGATTGTAACGGATAGTGTTACCGCTTCCCCTGGGCATTGTCTCAGGGTATTGAACCTGCCTAACCGTATCACTCGCCACAACTGAACTTGCAGAAGATAACGATTGGCTCGCTTGCCGCATTAGCACCGCTGGAACTTCTTTGTTGTAATCGGGAATTAGCCGGACAGCTAGATTTGTTTTGAGTAACTGAGAGAATTTGCGATCAACCTCAGCCTCAGAATTGGCATCTGGGGACTCTTCAAAGTTGTAGCCTATACAGATATTACGCCCTGAAAATTCATGCATCATATCCTCTAGCCTATCTAACGCTAACTCAACTTCGGAAGCGTTAGGGATCACAGTAATTCCAGATATTCTTAACTGTGAGTATGCGTCATTTATTATCTGTGCTTTCGTCGCCATCAGTTTTGATTTCCTTTGGCTGTGACTTTGCTTTTGGTTTAACTTTTGGCTTTTCTTCTGTACTCCAACCGGACGCTAAAGCACTGTGTAAGTGTGTCGGGCAAATCAATTCCCGCTCACCATCTTTGTATACATAAACAGACATAACATTCCCCTTGGCAAAGTGGGAGCCAGATAAATCCAGCCCCCAACCAGTTACGCTACTGCAATACCAACCCGTGAAGGATCTTTAACAGTAATGCCATACCAGGTGAACAGTCTGAATCTGAATGTCAGCTTCGCAATGTCACCATCATACACGCAATACATTTCCTGCCCGTTGCTCATCGTCTTAGAGATAACCTGCATCCCATCAAACTGTTTGAACAATTGCGCCGGAATGGTTCCGCCCAATACTTCAACTGCGTCTTTGTCCCAAAACAAGTTGGCTTTATTGGTCGCATCGACATTTAAACGTGTAACCACATCAGTATTAGATATGGTTGTATCGATGTTTGCATAGGCCTTTTCAGTAACGCTCAAAGCCGCATCATCAGCCGCGATAGGCTTAGGATAAACGGTTATTGAAGTGCCTGTAGGCTTGGCAACAATGGTAAACGTCATCAACTGGCCAGTACTATTCTTATCAGCAAGTCCAACAGACTCAACCGCGCCAATCGTTACCTTATCTCCAATGTTATAAGAGGCAGAAGCCGCCACCGGAATAGTAGCAGAGCGGTAATCTACGTTAGTAGCCACACCCGTAACCGAATCAACACTACCGCCCTCGGGAGCAAAAGACTGATTACCCGTCACCGTAGTGCCAGGATCAGCACCACCAGCCAGGTTAGGTAGGAATGAGCCAGTAAACACATCAAAACCGGCAACATTTCCGCCAATCTGCCCTTTAGTCCATGCATCAGACTCAGGACGACCTTGTAATGTCTGCCTAGCTGCTAGATCAGCAGAGTAGGTCAAGGTGTCACGATCATTTAACAAGAAATTACGAGTAGTAGAAGCGCCTTGCCTCTCGTTCATAATCGCTTGTGACTCAGCAATAAACGGATAGCCAGAAGTGGCCGCAGACTTATAAAACATGCTGCCTTGGGTTGTCATCGCTAGAGCAATTTGCTTATTAAGCTCTGTTGCCTGTTGCATACCAGACTGAGTACCGCGCCGCTCCCAAAACTGGGTATCACGCATATCGTCCGCTCGTTGCTCCACAAAATCGTTCTTTGGAGTACCGAGAACAGAAGGGTATGTTTCTTCAATGATGTTTTGCTCTTGTCCTGTTAGATCAAAGCCATCAATTATTGGAGCGTGTTGCTGAACACTACGCCAAATAAAGTTGCCGGAGTTTTGCATGTCGCTAGCGTCAGGCTTAAAGAAATCCACCTTATCCAACATCATGTCCTGTTTTTCATAAGTGTCTATCGCGTTCTCAAATAGCACTTCTACTATCTTACCTGTACTAGCCATCGTCTTAGTTCCTTATATTTACCATGAGGAGACATCTACGCCAGCCGACCTAGCATCAGCCCTAGCATTGAAAGCGCTTTGTGCGTCCTTCTTGCTGTGTGCTGAGTCATACCGCTTTTTAAATTCATTAGCGGCCTTACCTTGGTCACCATTAGCATCACCGTTTATAGATGGTGCTGGTGCTGGAGCAGTCGTCTTTTTAGTTTGTGGGTTTCCTACTTTTGATTGTAGTCGCCCTAAGTACATAGCAGCCTGTATGCCAGTTTGGTCAGATTTAAACTTTTCTACAAATTCACTCATACGTTGTTTGTTCACGCCTAAGTTATAGAAAACCTTTTCTGATCCTTCGCCTAAATCGGCTATTAGCCTCTCTGTTATCGCATCGCCGCCACCAGGAACCATCGCTTCGATAGTATTTCTTACCCGCTGGTCTGCTGTTGCGTACATTTCAGCACTGATATTGCTGCCTGCTATTAACTTTTCTGCATTCGCATAATGCTGATTGACACGTTGAGAAGTTGCCTGTTGCTGCTGCTCTTGAAATTGTGCCGCCTGCAATTTCCGGTTCCGGTTCTCTGCCTGCACAACTTTTTGATCAATTTTCCAATCAGAGAGCGCGTCGAGATACGCTTCATCGGAGTCCACTTGATCATAAAAGTCTTCGCGCTTAGGCTTTTGCCCATTTGCCGGTTTGCCTGCCTGCCTTAATTGATCTATTTCAGCCTGCAACTTGGAATTTTCTTCATTGTGTCTACGATCAGACTTTTCACGCTCTTTGCGCCTCGCGGCAGCTATATCATTACCTGTAAAAGTCTTCTCAGCTTCTGCTTCACCCGAGTCTTGCCAGCTTTCCAAAGTTTCCGGTAATGCCTCTTCTCTGCTTGGTTCCGCAACCTGCAAAGGTTCAACAGTGCCTTCATCTTCCGTGGTTTGTTCAACAGTCTCAGGTTCTATTTGCGGAATAGTCTCCGGTTCTGCTGCTTCTGCCTCGTTTTGTGCTTTCAATTCTTCAAGTGTCATTGCCATATTTTTACTCGTCATGGTTTACGATAGCTCTGTGTATCTCACAGATAAGATTTGCGTTTACCTGGCCGCCTCAGTGCCTACATTATATGTAATTGACTTGCAACTAATCGCGTTATCCCTGACCATGTAGGCTCGCCAGACACGCGAGACACGCGAGACGGACTAAGGAGAGATATGGTTAAGTTTACAGCTAAAGAGTTTTTGGACAGACCAACACCTGCATACAGAGCAGCCTATAAGGGTGAAAGGGTGATAATTAACCACGATAGGTATGAGGATGTTGTGTTTGAGATCATTGCTAGAGAGAGACGCACTTGTTTACCTGAGCATGAGGTAGACAATGACGGAGGATAGAGAGCTTATTGATATAATCATGGCCGTATGGCAACTGTCCAAAGCTACCAATGTAGAGCCTATGAGGTTAATAGATAGCCTAACCTATGTTGCTTGGAGTGCGGACATAGGTGATAGGCTACGGGTTTACTTTGATGATTAATCTTGTGGAGTGAGAGCGCCTTGCTGTACCTCTGACTCCACATGAATAGATTGTTTATTAGACTCAATACAAAGGCAATGCATCCTCCACAATAGAGATGATACGCGCCATGCACTTCTTTTATTCGTAAGTTTTACCGGCCTTGGGAACTCTCCATCCTGGATTAATCGCCAAACTGTCGTATCCGCCTCTGGAGTTATTTCCCTGCGCTCTCGTTTTTCAACAAGACGCTCAGTAGCATTACTAGTTTTCAAGATAAAAGACCGTTCTTCTGGTGTAGGTTCTGTATAGATCATTCTATTGCCTTCAATTGATTGCAGGGATCAATAGGATACACTAAAACTAATGTCTGAAGGGGGGGGATCTTAATTAATATTTAATATAACCCCCCCCCAAAACTGAATAACTAGGAAAACTGGAACACCTGGAACACCTGCTATCTTGGAGGTGTTCCGCTACTTCACACCCAAACCCTTATGTTTACCGGGCTGTAGGTCGATGGAACACCGGAACACATGGAACACCTGCTATGATGATTAATCCTACTTAACGCTAGTTTGTGGCTTGAACTGTTCAAGCCATTTGTTGATGG